TGCAGTGTTACATCCGGAATATTAGCTTTGACTAAGTTTACAATTGCCGGTGCAGAATAAAGCATCTTTTCTATCTTCTTAAACGCCACCTTGGCTCCTTTTAATAAGGGTTTTGCAACTTCCGGCATGTCAGAAAATTGCTCTGCGATTTCTGCACTATACTCCGATGAATCTACTATTTCAACATCTTCGGGTGCAATATAAATAACTTCCTCATCCATACTTGTAAATTCCTTTCCAAATTTGTTCACTATAGGCTTTGTATTTTTCGCGAAGAAATCTCATTCTCGCTTCACATAAGTAAGTTCAATATCATACCCCAGTGCTTCCATCATCTGCACAAAAGTCTTATTCACCACGCCATCCTTCTTCTTAATCACACGATTAACGTAAGCCTTTGTGGTTTCAATCTCTTCTGCAATCTGCACCTGAGTTTTTCCTTGCTCTATGCACTTTGTCTTTACGTCTAATTCGATATTGCTTTTAACCATAATTCCAATCCTCAACCAAAAATCAGTTGTCTTATTCGTATAATTTATAGTACATCAAAACTGCCATTTTTTCAATCAAAAAAGAAGCCAGTCAGACTCATCCAACCGGCTTCTGTCTTAAATCCCAATAAAATTCCTAACCTCATCCTTGAACTTCCAGACAATCTCCACATGCTCCGGATCCGTAACAACAACCTTCTCAATCATTTCCTGTACCATCGCCTGTGTCAGTTCATCTGCTCCGGAATACTTCTTCATCACACCAAGTGCCTGTGACAAGCTGTCATCCTTAGCAGTTTCCGCTGCCTTAAGCTTCTGCTCCAGTTCTGCAATATCCGCTTCAAGTCTTTCAGCAAGCCTGCCAAGGTCTGCTCTTCTTCTCTGGTACACTTCCTTATCAAGCATACCTGCCATAAACTGATCTACATTTGCAAATCTGTCTGATTCACATTTTTCCTTTTCCTGCTGCAATCTGGAAAGCTCCTCAGCCAGAATCAGATTATCCTGTCTGCTGATACTGTTTTGCTTATCCAGTTTTTTCATAAATGCATCTGTCATATCAAGCAGCTGCCTTATCACTGACCAGACAATCTCATTCAGATTATCCTCAATAACATATCTCTTGCAGCACCCATCTTCTTCCGTCTGCTCCTTTGCATGAGGACAGGTAAAATACCGGTAGGTAACTCCATTGCGGGAATAAGTCCTATAACTCATCGCCCTTCCGCAGGTGCCACACTTAACCTTACGATAAAGCGGATAAGTCTTTGGTATGATCTTCTTCGTCTTTCGCTGCTTACAAAATATCTCCTGTGCTCTCAGGAACTCTTCCTTTGTAACAATCCCTTCGTGCCTGCCTTCCACAATAAACTGTTCTTCCTTCGGCACAGTTGCTGTATGCTTACATCCCACACCAAGCCCCTGTCTTTTATGACCAACGATTGCGCCGTAATACATTTCCTGTTGAAGTATGCTTCTGATATTATTATGATTCCAGCAAACCATATCAGAAGCATCTGCAAATTTCTTCGTTCCCGGATGCTTTCTTCTGTAATACTGTCCTGGAGTTTCAATCCCTCTCTCATTCAGAGTACGTGCCATATCAATCAGACGCATCCCGGCAATAGCCATATCAAATATCTCTCTTACAACTGCTGCCGCCTCAGGATCAATTATCAGCTTATGCTTGTCCTTTGGGTCCTTCATAAGACCATACGGCACATGACCGCCAAGGTATTTCCCCTGCTTCATCTTCTGGTACTTTGCAGTTTTTACTTTTATCGACAGGTCCTTACTATAGTAATCGTAAACGATATTCTTCATAACAACATCAAGACCGCCGGTAGTACCTTTGTAATCAGCACTGTCATAATGGTCATTTATGGAAATGAACCTCACACCCATAAAAGGAAAGATTCTTTCCAGGTAATCACCCAGTTCGATATAATCTCTTCCGAATCGTGAGAAGTCTTTTACGATAACACAGTTAATCTCACCCTTTTTTATTCTTTCCAGCAGTCGCTCAAAAGATGGCCGCTCAAAATTTGTGCCGGAATAACCATCATCAAAAAACTCATACTGCTCTGAACCATTTAGTTCTGAATGACCGTTGATAAAATTCTGAATCAGAGCCTTCTGGTGGGATATACTCTCACTCTCTAATTTGTTCTCCTTTTTCATCAAATCCTGATCAGCCAGGGACAGACGAATATATTTGCCAATAACCCATTTACTCATTTGCTTCACCTGCCATTTCAGCAATTATCCTGTTGAAGATATTTCTCTGATCACCAAAGTTCAATTCCACTTCTACACGATTATCCTCAAAAATCTTTACAGAGCTGACCAGGTGTTTCACCAACCCCGCATCGATTTCTGTAACATTTTCTGCCTTATGAATCGCCACAAGCCATTCATTACTCAAAGACAAAATGTCGTCCAGTTGAACCTTCTTTGCCTTTTCCACAGTAAGTTTCTTTTCAATTTCTTTAGCTTCTTCATCATATTTCTTTTTGGCGAACTGATACTCTTCCTCATCCAGAATACCTTCCGCAAAGTTCTCAAACAAAGCCTCTCTTTTGCCATTAAGCTTTTTTAGTTCCTGCGACAGATAGTTTATCTGACCAACATACTTATCAATCAGATTCTTTTCCTTTACAGAGCCACGCATCTGTCGGATAAGCTGCTCCTGCTTCAATGCCAGTTCCAACTGTATATTAATTGCAGCCAGAACTGCATCAGCCACCACAGGATATCTGATGGAATGTCTTGAACACCTTGAGTAACCACTATCGAGGTAGCCGCCACAAACATACACCGCATGATCCTGATCCACAGGATATCTTTTATCTGTAGGCTTAACAAATCGCATTCTCTTTCCGCAGTCACCACAATAAATCTTGCCCTTAAAATGATTCGTCACAAGTTCCCTGAGCGGAGCATTCTCATCCATCTTTGCCTTAAACTTTTCCGCACGGTCAGCAAACATCTTCTGTACCTTATCGAATAATTCCTGGCTGATAATCGGCTCATGTGCATCCGGCACATATCTCCATTCTTCTTCAGGAGCACGATGCATCTTGATTCCCTCGTATAAAGATTTCGGAATCCTGCCATAAACAATGCACCCGGTATAGGTAGGATTCTTCATAATATCAATGATAGTGCGTCCATGCCATACCGTATGCTTATACTTCTCTGCTCTCCAGATTCCAAGGTCAACCTTGCGTCTGGCAGGTGTTACCGCTCCCATATCATTGAGCCTTTTACAGATTTCATTGTGGGAAACGCCCTCAGCCTTCCACTCAAATATCATTCTCACATAAGGAGCCGTTTCCTGATCAATCTCATATCTGTATGCTACTTCCTTGGATTTCACGTACCCATAAGGGGCAAATGCCGGAAGGAACTCACCTTTCTCCTGTCTTGCCCTGAAGGATGTGATGATTTTTCTTGAAATATCCTTGGCGTACACATCGTTAATCATATTTTTTAACGGTATCATCAAGGCACCTTCAGCATCATCACAGGTCAGACTGTCATATCCGTCTGTAATGGAAATAAACCGGATGCCCATGAATGGAAATATCTTTTCCAGATATTCACCAGCTTCAATATAATCTCTGCCGAAACGGCTCAAATCTTTTACAAGAACACATTTTACTTTGCCGCCTCTGATATCATCCATCATCCGCTTGAACGCAGGACGGTCAAAGTTTGTACCCTTTTCACCGTTATCCTCATAGATATCATAAAGTTTCAAATCTGTATGCTCTGCCAGATATGCTTTACAAAAGCTGATCTGATTGGCAATAGAATCACCGTCATCATCTTTACCGCTATTCTCAATGGACAAGCGAACATATATCGCCGTCGAAAAATAATTACTTATCTGTACCGGTGCTTCGATTACGGCACCAGTGTTTTTTCTGCTCTTTCTTGCCATACCGTACCTCCTACACCGCCATCTGAGATTTCATATCTGCAGGAATATTGGAAATAGCTGCTATCAGCTTATCCCAGTTATCATGGTATCTGAATACTACATGAATACCCTTGCCTTCCAGAATCTCAATATGGTCTATCAGATCCACAACTACATTTCTGGTAACCTCTGTAATGTTCTGGTACTGCTTAAACACTTCCGTCCATGACAGCTGTTTCCGATTATTATTGACCATCTGCTCACGTTCCGCTTCAATGGCAGCAATAGCCTGTTCCGCTTCCTGTATTTTCATCGCATAGCTTTTCTTAAACAGGAAATATTCATCCTGACCAATCATGCCTTCCTGCAGATTCTCATATAATTTCAACTTGAAGTTCTTATTTCTCTCAATCTCTTCCTTCAGTTTTACAATCTGTGCATCATAATTAAAGACATTCTGCTGATTCTCTGGCAGTGATTCCACCATTTCGAGAATCTGCTCCGCCTCCAACACCATATCAATATGGCTTTTTACGACATTCAGTACACTGGCCATAAGAGTTTCTTCATCAATGCTGTGTGTACTGCAACCCTTTTTAGCCTTTCGTGTAGAACAGATAAAATATGTGTATTCCTTATCCCCGGCGGTGTAATGCTTACGAACCATGTTCTGTCCGCAGTCAGCACATTTCAAATAACCTGAAAACGGATAAACTGTTTCCTCTGCCGGAGCGATGCGGATATCCCTCTGCATAATTCTCTGCACGGTATCAAAATTTCTCTTCGTAACAATTGCAGGATG